GTAGCTCAAGAGCGGGTCGTGGTGGCCGACTGGTCATCACTATCGTCTAACACCCTCTATGCGGCCCTAAGAAGCTCGGAAGAACCAGAAAGGAACCTAAACGATGACAGAAACGAAACAGTGGTACACCAGCAAAACTGTGTGGGCCGTACTGGTCATGCTCGGCAGTGTTGCAGCACGCAACGCAGGCGTAGACCTCGGGCCGTTTGAAGACGAAATCGCTGGCCTGATCCTTGATGGCGTCGCACTCGTTGCCGGTGCTGTGGGCCTGTGGGGTCGCATTGCGGCTACTGCGCGCATCGGAGGCTGACACTGTGACCGACGCAGAGATTGCGGCAATCGCCAAAAAGGCAGCCGAAGAGGCCGTAGAGGAAACTTTGCGGCGTCTTAACCTGCACGATGACGAAAGCGGGCAGGACCTGCACGACCTACGTGAGCTACTGAGTAGCTGGCGGTCGGCTAAGCGCACAGTCGGCACTACTATCACGCGCAGTGTGACGCTGTTTATTCTCGGTATGCTTGCGTTAGGGGCAGTAATGCAGATACGCAAGCAACTTGGGGGCGACTAACTTGTCTAATGCTCTTACCGAAAGCGAAGAGGTCATGGCCGCGTTACACACGGCTGTGGCCCAAGAGCTTTACCAGCGTGTGACAAATGGCGAGGCCAGTGCGGCTGAGCTAAGCGTGGCAGTCAAGTTTCTCAAAGACAACCACGTAGACATGATGCCAAAGGCAGACAGCGACATCGCTGCACTGTTCGAGGCCATACCGGACTTTGATGGTTAGCGAATGGTAAACTTATCGGTCAAGCGGGGCGAGAAGCTCAGCACAAAGAAGGGTGCAGGCCTGACAGCAAAGGGCCGCGCTAAGTACAACAAGGCAACCGGTAGCAAGCTCAAGGCTCCCGCACCGAACCCAAAGTCAAAGGCTGACAAAGGGCGCAAGCGGAGCTTCTGCGCGCGCATGGGCGGGATCGTCAAGAGAAGCAAGAATGCTGAGCGGGCCAAGGCCAGTATGCGCCGTTGGAACTGCTAAAAAGAAAACGGCACCGCTGCTGGATGAAGGACAACGGTGCCGCGCTTGGGAGAAACTTTGGTGACAGTGAGGGTCCCAAATGATCAAGCTGGAAAACCTTACGCAAGCGTAATTATGGTGTCAACCAAGAAAACCTCTGCGAGCCGGATTAAGTCGGACTTCCGTGCATTCCTTTGGCTCGTATGGAAGCATATCAACCTACCTGAGCCTACTCCGGTACAGATCGACATCGCGTCTTACATCCAGCATGGTCCGAAGCGGTGCATGGTGCAGGCGTTCCGTGGGGTCGGTAAGTCCTACATCACGTCTGCATTTGTGTGCTGGACACTGCTGCGTAACCCGGAAGAAAAGATACTGGTAGTCAGCGCGTCGAAAGACAGAGCAGACGCCTTCTCGATCTTCACCCAGCGCCTGATCAATGACATCCCGATCTTGCAGCACCTCAGACCGCGAGACGACCAACGGAACTCCAAGATCAGTTTTGACGTTGGGCCAGCCGAACCGTCACACAGTCCGTCCGTAAAGTCCGTGGGAATTTCTGGCCAGCTAACTGGCGCACGGTCAACGCTGTGCGTGGTTGATGACGTAGAGGTGCCAAGCAACTCGGCGACACAACTCATGCGAGACAAACTGAGCGAGCTGGTCAAAGAGTTCGATGCTGTCCTGACACCCGGCGGGCGCATCATTTACCTTGGGACACCACAGACCGAAGACAGCCTCTACAACCGCCTTCCAGAGCGCGGGTATGACTTACGTGTCTGGCCAGCCCAAAAGCCGTCAGCGGCGCTTACAGAGGCGTATGGAGGCACTCTAGCGCCGTATATCCGAGAGCTAGAGGCTCCGGTAGGGCAAAGTGTGGACCCGAAGCGCTTTGACGATGACGACCTAGCTGAGCGCATGGCGTCTTACGGCAAAGCTGGCTTCCAGTTGCAATTCATGCTGAGCACTCAGATGAGCGACGTAGAGCGCTATCCGCTCAAGGTGCGCGACATAATCTTCCTGCCGCTCGATGGCGAGACAGCCCCGATGTCGATGACGTGGGGACCATACGAAGACAGGATGCTGAACGACATACCGAACGTGGCTATGCGCGGCGACAAGATGTACGGCCCGATGGCTATCTCGCCGACGACAGGGGAGTACACGGGCAGTGTGCTCGCTATTGACCCTTCGGGGCGTGGTGCGGACGAGACAGGCTTTGCAGTCTGTCGGATGCTTAATGGCTACCTGTTTGTGCCTGAGGCGGGCGGTTTGCCCGGTGGGTACGATGAAGACACCCTTGGGATGCTGGCTGAGATTGCTGCGCGCAATAAGGTAAACAAGGTGCTCGTTGAGGCAAACTTCGGGGACGGTATGTACACGTCGCTCTTGCGGCCTGTGTTGAACAAACGGCACCCTGTGATGATCGACGAAGTGCGACACAGCCAGCAAAAAGAAAGACGCATCATTGACACCCTTGAGCCAGTGCTCATGAGACACAAGCTCGTCATGGACCCACGGGTTGTCGAACAGGACTACAGGTCAGCCAACAAGTACGAACAGCACAGTCGGGTGAGCAAGATGCTGATCTATCAGTTGACCCGCCTGACATACGACAAGTTCAGCTTGCGCCATGACGATAGGCTAGACGCGCTTGCTATGGCTGTCGGGTACTGGACCGACCAGATGGCCGTAGACGAGCAACGAGGCATTGCCGAACAGCACAACGAGGCCTTGCAGCAAGAACTAGACAGGTTCCTTGAGCTGACTGTAGGTAGCGCCCCGAACCGTAAGAACTGGATGGGTAGCTCTCTGGGGCGGTAGGTGGCTGTTCAAGCTTGCTGTTCTGCTTGCGTGCGAAGCACAGCCCTTAAAACCCCTAAAACCAAACTGTTAGCGCTGTCAGTCGCGAAAGTTGCCGCTTATAGGAAGACAACCTCGCACCTATAAGTACTATAAGTACTATAAGTGCTGACAGCACTGACAGTTTGAGGTTATGGATTTTATGTCCTACCGGACGCTTCTCAGAACAGCAGGCTTGAACCGCAAGCTGAAAGGTTACTGAACAGTACCTAAAGTGCTGTAAGGGGAACGAGAGGGGTCCTGTCAAGCAGGTGCACCCCGGCGAGCATTTCAGTGCAAAAATGTCTGCGGGTATCTTACAGAGACGATGCCGCGCGACCCCCCCTTAGGGCCGCATAATGTTGCCAAAAGTGCCGGTCAGTAGCGCAAACGCCAAGCATTACAGACACTTAGGATGCACCGACAGTGCATGCGGTAGCTATTTTGAGCGCTACCGGTCTGAAACTGAACGCGGGCGGCCTTATAGCAACCGGCAGGCACCGGCAGGCACCGGCAGGCACCGGCAGGCACAGCCCGCACCGGGACGGCGCACCTTAAGGGAACGAGATGGGAACGATAAAAGTTTAGGCGAAAGTGCTTTCGCTAGCGTAACTTTTCTGTCTAGGCTTAGGGCATCACTCAATGACGCAAAGGAGAAACCGTCATGTTTGCAGACGAATACGCAGAGCAACGCCCGGCCATTTCTTACGATGAGGCTTACCGGTTCACCGGCCATCACTTAGCGGCCCCGGGTGTCGAACTCGCAACCGCCATAGCTCAAGGCGACGTGATTGTTATTGACCGCAAGGGGCAGCCTTATGAGCCTCTGCATGCAGCGGATCAGATCGACACCGCAAGCTTTCTCGCATGGCTTGGCTACTAAACGACGAAAGGGAGAAACACGTCATGAACGACCAAGAACTTACCAACGAGCTGACAGTTACCGCTTGCGCTGTATCTGTCACCGCCGCCTTAGAAGCGCTCGACATCGCAGCAAACCAAATGCGCGGGCTTGCTTGCGCGGCGCTAGCTAGGGGCAACGATCAAGCATACGCGGAATACGAGCGGCTGCAAGGTGCCTACCAACGCGCCGCCGATAGCCTCTCAAACGCTCTCGCAGTAACGCGATAATCACTGAATGACGAAAGGGAGAAACACGTCATGACCTGCGACATTGACCAACTGACCGAAGACCTCATTACAGAACTTGACGACATGGCCCAAGAAATCCTTGAAGCCGTGCACCCCGAAGACCTGCTGACTGAGCGCGCTGATGCTTGGGTGCCGATCTACTACGGCGACCTCGCAGACTGTCTGGCAGCAGACATAAGCCTTGCGCAAGTAGATGACCCGGGCTTGCTGCCCGCAGACGCTAACGTCTGGCAGATTATCAGCATCGCAATCTTTGAGCGCCTGCAGGCCGCCGCTTACGAGTGGCTCGAAGAAGCGCAGGAGCAGCAGGCAGAGGCTGCCTAGCTAAACTTTTAGTCGATGATGCTTGCGCTAGGGTGACAATTACGCTTGCATCATCGCAACAACAACGGCAACGCAAAGGAGAAACACGTTATGCCTACTTTTGACAAGATCGACGCGCCCGCACGTTGGGCAAGCTACCTGATCAACGCCGATGCAACCGGTATCGATGACGCCGACGACAAGGCAGCAGCCCGCTACTTCAAAGGCTTCTATGTCGTGGACGTGTCTGAAGACACTTGGTTCAGTTGGAATTGTGACCGGTACGGCAACGAAACAAGCAAGGGCGACACACTCGCAACCTATACCGTTGAAGTGCTGCCTTGATACTTACGCTAGCGAAAGGAGAAACACGCTATGCCTACAAAGTTCGAGCATATGCTTGGCGGCCTGCTGTCTGGCAAGCAGCCAAACAACAGGGACACCGGGCCAAGCATGACGACGCTGCGCCGACGCGCTGCAAAGTTAGGTGTCACAATCGACATCGAGCGCGACCAGTACGGCATGAAGTACTGGCTGACCGGTGACGTTGCCGACAAGCACCTTGAAGACATGCAGTTCTGCACAAGCCGCGACGAGATTGACGGCAGTTTGCAGCACTTAGCCGCCGTGTTGCACCCAGCATCATGACTGCACTCTCTTGGATCACCTGCGCAGGCCTCTGGTGGCTAGCGGTCTGCGCCTTTTTCCTTGTGCCTTTTGGCACCTGACAACCAACAGGAGAAACAACCCATGGACTTTGAGATAGACCGTAACGAAGCAGAAGGCGTGCTCATTGGGGACGTAACGATAGCGCTCACGCCCAAAGAGTTCACCATGCTGCACACTGCACTGACCCGTCACCTTGACCGAGAGCATGAAGACATGGCGCACGCACGCAGTGACCTTGAGACATTGGTAGAAGACTGCGGGCGTTTTGTGGAAGCGCATGAGGTCTGGCAGTGGATGGAAAACGTAAAGACAACTTTGGACGCAATGCGCAGTAATCCGGCGCAAGGAGCAGCCTGATGCCATCACACTACCCACTAATCCGCCACAACCTGCGCGGCACGCTGCGCGGCCTGACACTTGAAGGCCATACGCGCCTTGGAAACAGCAAGTGGACTGTCTGGCTTGAAGACAGCGACGGCCAAGCTTTCATCGGGCGCACTCAGCCCAACGCAGGCTTTACAGCAGCGCTGACAGCAGGCCACGAGGGCCGCGTTTACGATATTGTCTGGCACCGCACGAGCCGTGGCGCACAGATCATCGCTGACATGAGAGAGGTGAAAAAACAATGAGCGATATACCAGCAGCACGCGCCATCCTACTGCAAGCAATCGACGCAACGTCCTGCCCGGTAGCCAAAGGCGCAATGGCGTTTGCCCTGACCAAGATGCGGCGGGTCGAGCCGCGCAGACGTGGGCCGTGGAAGAACAAGATGACCGAGCAGAAACGCAAAGCCGTCTATGACCTAGCCCGCAACAACCCGAGCATGCACGTGAGCGAGATTGCCGCCCTCGTGCAGCTCAACCCGGGACGCGTCTCGGAGTTGCTGAGCCGTGCCGAGATAGTTACGGAAGGGGAACGATCATGATACGGCAAGCAATCTTGGGCATACTGATTGCCCTGTTCGTCTTCCTCTATCCAATATGGTGGCTGCATTCATGGGCATTGAGCTAATCCGAGAGCAGATGATTGCTGCAAACGACACGGTAGGCGGTGACGTAACTGCCGATGACGTTGTGGGAATGTATTTAACCATGCTCGATTTCAACCTTGATCGTATTCACTCGGCGGCGGTCTGCCCGGACACGGGCGAGGCGTTGCTCAAACCAGACGAGCACGAGATTGCAGCGGGACTGTCTAGCCTCATCACTGATGCGGTTAAAATGTCCGTTGCGCTTGGTCTCAAGCTTGACAACCCGCTCATTTAGCGAAACCTTTTCGACGGAGAAACTAAATGGAAGTGAGAAACCCTAATGAAACAGGAGCACAAACTCCGCCTACAAATGACCCACTTTGCGACAGTCGATCCCCTAATGTCGCTGCCTAGCATCATGGCGCTGGCAGTGATTGCGGACGAGCTGTCGGCAACGGGTGAGCAGTGGCTGCACCAAAGCACAGTGCGAGAGGCTCTGCCTGTCACGCCTGCTTCGGTCAGCCGCGCACTCACCTACTGGTCACAGCACAATGACGGCAAAGGGATGCTCAAGTTCGCCCAAGACCCACAGGATCGCAGGCAAAGCTTGATAAGCCTAACGCCAAGTGGCAGTTTGTTTGTTCGCGGTTTGTTCCAATGGAGCGATGGATGAAACGACACAGAGAGAAAAGATACACACTGAACGACTACATTCCCATGGCGCAGGTAGTCTTTCGGCACAACAGAGATCAGGCCGGTGTGCGTAGCGCACTGCGCAGACTGCGCGATAGCTTTTTGGCCGACATGTACATTGATGACATCGAGCGCAGCGACATAGCCCTTTACGCTAACGAGCTAGTGCGTCTTGGTCTGAGCGATGGCCGCATTCTGCACGTGCTCAGCAAGTTGAACAAGGTACTTCGGCACGCAGACGACATGGGCTTGCTGCCTCAAGGCCGACCCAAGTACCAGCACACTCGGCACAGTCGCCGCCGTGAGTACGAGGTGACGCCAGAGGAAGAGGTCGAGTTGCTGCGTGGGCTGCGCCGATACGGCAGAGAGTTCGAGCAGTTCGCTCAGTTCCTACTGTACACGGGCGGTCGATACAGCGAGGTCACGCACCTCAAATGGGCTGACTGGCAGGACGAGGCAGTGACGTTCAAGATCACAAAGAGCGGCAAGCCTCGCACCCTGCCACTATATCGCCCAGCTCGTGAGGCACTGATCGAAGCACGTGAGCAGCGACCGCACCACGCAGGCCCGTTTGCCCTGTTCAAAAAGCACAGGATTTTCCTTGAGCCGTGGCACGAGGTGGCTGACAGCATGGGCATTGACGATGATGACTTCACGCCGCACTGTTTGCGGCACACCTGCATCACACGGCTCGTCCGTTCGGGCATGCCGTTGATGAAGGTTAAGGAGTGGGGCGGCTGGTCAAGTTTGGTCATGGTGCAGCGCTACTCACACCTTGAGGCAGCCCGTGACTTACGGACGGCCACAAAAGATTATGCGATTGACAGCGAAAGGTTGATCGCGTAGCCCAAATGCAACCCGGTGGTTTACGCAAGCTTTATGCGTTCGCCACTAAATAAATAATAAATTGTAGGCACTACCTAACTATCTGGTGCCAGTGGTGACAGTGACAATGAACGATCTTCTCAATTTAGTTTCTCCAAACTCCGAGCGCACTGAGTTTGCGCAACAAGAACTAGACATCGAGATGGTGCGGCGAGGCCAGCACATCGAAACAAAAAAAGAACAGCAAGCACGCATGAGCGGCGGGTCTTCCTCCCTTCCCGCATGTCGCCGCGTGCTGCTAGGGCTGCATGAGCGGGCGTGCTCCTCCCTTGCGCGTTACATGCAGCCAAACACGAGGACGGGCAGGCGCGCCGCAGGGTATTCGCAGCTCTCCCAGATAGCTGAGCAGTGCAGCCTGCCTGTCCTCACTTCCGTCTTACTCGCTGCTACCGGGTCGCTTCTGCTCTCGCACAGTGCTCTCAGCCAGTCGTACTTTTGCGACCAAGTTGGGCGTGCTGTGCGGGAGTTTGAAGAGCACCGCCGGTTCCAGCGTGAGTTTGAAAAGTGGTCTCGGTTGCAGCAGTTAGAGTGGCGACGCCACAAGCTGCACCGCACGGCCAAAAGACAAAAGACACGTGAGCTACACACTTTCCTGAGTGGCGGCACAGCACCCAGCGAGCGGCACGAAAACAGGCGTACTCAGATGGGCGCAGCGTGGCTCGCAACAGCAATCGAAGTTGGTCTTGTAGAGCAGGCGCACCAGCGCAGCACACGTGGCAACAGGCAGCCGCTTGTCGTCGCTAGCGCACAGTTCCGTGATCGTGTCGAGGCACTACAGCAGCAGCTCGTGGATGCGGCGTGGTTCCCTATGCCGATGGTGGTGCCACCGAAAGCATGGGACTGCGACTGGCATCTGTGGGGCGGTAGCTACGACAGCGACGACATCCCGGCTTATGGCTTCTGTAAGGACTGGACACGTTGCGATCACGCTGAGTTAGAGGGTGTCTCCGATGTCGCATAATGTAAACCTCACGATGGCTGTGGATGCTGTCAACGCCGCTCAACTGACACCCTACAAGTGCAACCCACTGATCGCTGGTGTCATTGACGAAACTGTGCAGCGGGACCTTGACGTTCCGTACTACCGCAAGCCGATTGACAAGCCGACGCTGGACGAGGCGAGCTGGCGCAATCCAGACCTAGCTAAGCGCATGAAGCACGAGCTGCGCGAGTGGCACGCTAGCCAAAACGCAAGCCGACACTCTCGGATAAGCCTGCGTGCAGCCTTGGCGAATGCCTTGAAGTACCGTGACCGTCGCCTGTGGCTACCAATGCAGACGATCAAGTCGGGTCGCATGCAC